GTTTTAAGATCGGTTTTTACAGCAGTTTCTTCATTTATCTTTGACATAATTATTTATAAAAATCCTTAAATAACCAATCCACATATTTTTTCCAAAGTTTTTTTATCCAATAAATTGGATTTAATTTTTTCATAATTAAAATCCTCTATTGACACGATAGACATTCCTCTCCATCATTAACTGGGTTACTACATTTACAATCACCACACGGACAAATTCCATATACATCCGCATGTAAATCTTGTTTACAATGACATCTGCATTGACACTTCTTACACTTATTTATATTTTTTTTTGCTTCTATTTTGTCTATATCCATAACCGTTCTCCCTGTTGCCCCATCTTAATTGCCAAGCCCATACATTTAATTTAGATGAGTATGTTTCTATTATATTTAATATTTTATCTATCATAATTTATTGCGGGTGGTTCAGTCTCCCTTGCCACCCTATCTCATAAGCGCTATAAGAATTATTTTTTATCTTTTACATCATAGAACATTTTATCTGTATCATCAGTTATGAATCCAGAATTTTCAACATTCCATTCCGTAGTTTGCACCGTATAATCAGGTATATTTCCTCCAGTAGTAAAACTACTAATATGCCAAAGAATACGATTGTTAGGTTGAGCAGCAAAATTGCCGTTAGCAAGTTCCAGAATATGAGCACACTTGTGCTCTTGAGGAATCTCGGAATGTTCAACATCCAGGATATTACTTTCCGGATGAGACCAGTCAATTGTAAACAAATATTTTCCATTGTAAAGTTTTTTATCTCTACCAAAATATTTACATTTTTCCCCTACTAAATAATCAAAACAAGTAATAGCAGGATAATAACTAAAACAATTCCACAATTCCAATTCGTGTGCTTGCATATTAGGCACTTCGGATCTAGAAAAACTTTTTTGGAAAAACGCTGATATAGGCAATCTCCAATAGCACGCACCATTTGGAAGTAAGATGTGAAATAAGATTGGTTTTCCTGGAATGCTTGCCATACCGAAGATAACACAATCTTCACTTTCTTCATTATATTTGGAATCCAAATCATAAAGATACTCTTTCCTAATTTTACAATATATGGGTGGTGTGTTCGCATTTAAGTAACTCATGCATTATTATTTAATATCTCCCCAATTATCTCCCGATTCATAATCAACTTTATTTGGAACTTGCAGTTCTACTGCTCCTTCCATTATTTTAATTATCTCTTCCGCCTTTTGTGGTGATTCAACAGAGATATCAACCTCATCATGAATTTGTATATGTGGTATTATACCATTTTCATATAAAGAAACCATAGATTTTTTTGTCATATCCGCAGCACTTCCTTGTATTAATTTATTTAATGCTTTGTAAGTAAATGCACGTTTTAAAGGTTCATCATATTCTTTTCTGGCTTGTTCCAATGGTAATGGTTTAAATACCCCAAACTGAACAGGTTGCCATAAATCAAAATGACACGCTCTGCCCAATAAAGTTCTAATTTTTCCTCTATCATTTGCTTTACGAGATACATTATCCATTAATAATTTAACAAATGGAGCTCTTGCATGATATTGTCTAATTAATTTTTCAGCAGACTCTTTCATTAATCCCAACTCTGCCATTAATTTATTTTTACCCATACCATACATTAAACCTAAATTAATTGTTTTAGCTTGTTTACGTTCAATGCCTGCCATATCAGCAACTACTTGATGAAAGTCTGCATCACCTTTTTTGTATGCAGTTACAATTTCATCTACACCTTCTAAATTTTGTAATTTAGCATAATGTACTAAAATTCTTGGTTCCTGTTGTGAATAGTCAAATGACCCCCACTTACATTTTTCTTCAGGAATAAATATTGATCTAATCATAGGTCCCAATTCAGGATGTCTTGCAGGAATTTGTTGTAAATTTGGATTACTCATAGAGAATCTTCCAGTAACAGTACCTCCTTGATCTGATCTAATTTGATTTATGTCTGCGTGTATTCTACCTTTGAATGCATGTTTAGTAATTGAATCAATAAAAGTTGTATGTGCTTTGTTTAACTCTCTTGCCTCTGCAATTGATTTTGGTAATTCATGTGGATGGTTTTGTAAAAAGTTTTTTGTAAAACTTGGTTCATTACTTTTTTCAGTTCTATCATATGGAAGATTTAATTTATCAAAAGCTTTTGCTATTGATCTAGCCGCCATTATTTCTACATCTACACCAGTTAATTGCTTAATTTTATGTATTATTTTTTCTTCCCTTTTTATTAAATTTAGTTTAATATTTTCTGCTTTTTCTAAATCTACTCTTACTCCTTTAAATCTCATATCAACAAGACAAGGAAACAATCTTGTTTCAAGATTAAATATATCCATTAACTCTTGATTATATAATTCTATTTTTAATCTTTGCCAAAGTTTTAATGTTGACTCCGCATCACGTTCCGCATATTGACCAACAAACATTGCCGGTAATCTCCACATATCTGCTTTAGCATCTAATCCATATTCTTTTGCCGCTTCAATTAATATTGTCTCGTCTTTACCAATACCTACATAATGTTTAGATAAAATATCTAAACGATAAGATAATCTATTCTCATCAATTAAAGATGCGGCTATCATAGTATCAACCACTTTACCTTTAATTTTAATGCCTGCAGATCTTAACCAACATACGTCGTACATCGCATTATGAAATATAAATGTAGTATCTTCCTGGTTGAATATTTCTTGAAGCCAACCCAATACTAATTTTTTATCCATATTACCGCCCTGCTCGTGGTGTATAGGGTAATAGCCAGACCAGCCCTCTACGGCCACCGCAATGCCAGCAATATGCCCTTTTCCAATGACATTACCTGATCCTAACTCTTTTAATTGAGGATCATTTGTTTCTAAATCTACTGCTATTTCTTTTGCCCCACGAAGATCTTTTAATTCTTCTGGCATAACCCATTCAGTTTCAGGTGTAAATAAAGGTATTTGAGTACTTCTCATTTAATTATATATTTTTTCATTTGATGAATAATTAACAAAGTTGTTAGTGTTAACTATGTTTAATGCAGATACATCTACACTAAAATTATTTGCTACGGGTTTTGGTTTTTTCATTTTTTCTCCTTTTGTAACATTTTTTGCACACATAAGCACAATCATAGGCCATATTTCTAATTTTGCAAATTACGCATTTTATTTTTTCCATTTTTTGTAACCATCAATCCAAGATTGTTTTGGTTGATCTAAATAATCTCTCTCAATAATCATATCAATATAATGTTTTGCTTTCTCCAAATCTTCTTTTCCACCTTTTCTAGAATGTCTACAAATATATTTAATAGCATTCCCCTCCGCAAAAAGCAACCTATTACCATTTATAAATTCACTTGGTTGATAGGTTAGATCTTTGTAGTGAGATCCTCCTATTTGTTTAGATAAAGCAGAAAATTCTTTTGCACTAGTTTGATTCATTATAATTTCCTTTTCTATTAATTTTTTATATATTTTGTTGTATAATTTTTTCATTTTCTTTTTCTTCCTTCCCTTATTTTTCCATTTTTATCTACATAAATCATATTTATAATTTTTGTAAATTTTTTATTACGTCTTGTTCTAGCAATTCGACATCCTTTCTTTGGTCCACTTAATCTAAAATTTTCAGATTTAACTTCCCAACATTGTGTTTTTCCTGTAATTGGATCAAAAGTAATCATGTCTACTGTTCCAGTATCTTGACAAGAATCAAACACATCTAATCCTTTTTCTATAAAATAACATATAGCTCTTTTTTCTGACAAAGTTCCTACTCTATTTTTATTCATATTATATAAGCTCGATCAAAGTTTTTTGGATCTACAATATGCAATTCACGCTTCGCTCTCGTCGCTCCAGTATAAAATAACCTATGTAATTCATCGGGATCATTACTAAACGTTTCCAAAGCAGCACTTGTTAAATCTTGCATAAGCAAAACTTTATCAGCTTCTCCTCCTTTTGCTCCGTGTATTGTTGACATTATTATTCTAGGGTTTTTATTTATCTGCTCACCGTTGGCACGCATATTACGAATATAATTTTCAGTAATGGTATCTAAACCATCAAACGATTCGTACCATACTTTATCAGTGAGAAGTCCATATTTTTCCATACATTCTTTTAATGTATATTTATCTTCGGAATGCAATACTTTACCTGTTCTAAATCCAGGTAATACATTTGCTCCAAGATATTCATAAATATTTTTAATTTCTAAAAATCCTAACAAACAACCCTTACGCCAATTTTCCCAATTATTTAAAGCCATTAAAAGTTTTAATGGTACAGAGTTTTTACCTTTATGTTGATAATACCAACCTTGTAACTCACATAAATTTTTTACATCATCTAAAAAATGATTTGCAGAAGATAATACCAACCAGTTCCCTTCTGATAAATCAACTTGTGTTATATCTGAATAACGACGTAGTATTCCTTGCTCTAATCTAGGTTGATAATCTTTACTAAATCTGTTTTGTACTTTATTTATTATATGCTGTGATAGTTCATGTATGGGTCCTCCAGGAATTCTATAAGATTGTTTTAACGT